GGGATGGTAAACCGAACTTCGTTTGAGATACTCTGCATTGTGCAATGGAATGAATGCCACAAGGGAGTCGGACTTTTGCGCATCGGTGTAAACGTAGCCAAATTTCCCCAAAGTCTCAGATATGGTAATCATACTGAAAGACGTTTCGTCTGTTGTAGCCAAATTGTCGTCACCGTACACTTGCAAAGCAACATGGTCGCGGAATGATCGAGGAACAGTACCCCGTGCTCTCTCATTTAAAAACCAAACGCATCGCAACAACAATGAATTAATGACGCAATTCATGTGAGCAGTGAGATTTTGTCCGCTCGGATTACTAGCGTTAAGTTGCAATAAGGTACCTTCCATGGCAAGAACCGGCGAAACCATGTCAGAAACAATGCATTCCATGATGTGCAAATCACCCTCTGGGGCGCCAAGAGCACGGGCAATGTCTATGACGCAAGTCCAGGCGGCGCGTGTGACGTCGGGACTCATTCTTTGGTCATAGTCCTTATAGTCGCCTGCAATGCACTGATCCGAAGGAAAAACCTCAAAATTAGCTATCATTTGTTCCCACTCAGGCGAAGCGCAATTGATGCCCACTGAACACTCCGATAATAGTGGACACTGTGACAACAAAACAGCCACACCCAGGAAGTACTGGCGCACAATGGTTTGGTACGCCGTAGGTGCAACTTGAAAAAGTCGCTTCTTCTCTTTGGTCAATGCAATAGCTTCGGACTTTGGGCAACTCTTAAAAATGGGATAAGCGCGTTCGCTGCGTGAATAACAATCCAAAATACGCTCCCTTTCTTCAAGGAGTTCTGGCCCAAGAGTGTAGGGGCAATTCCATTCAGGCCATTCAAGCGGGTCGAGGGCTACAAGGAAATTTCGCTTGGATCCGCTGAGCGGAAAACCAACAGCAGAAGTTTTGTTTAATGCATCAATCCATCTCGAGCCGTCTCGACCACTCACAGCTTCAATGAGAGAAAGCTTGCGATACTTCTGATTCACATTCTTTGCCCAACTGACAATGGGGTTAGTCCAATCGCGACCAGCCCATGCTAGAGCGTCGGAGTCCATTTTGGTTGCAGGGTCGCCAACGTTCATGACGAACTTTCGCTCGAACTTCCACGGATGTGTGCATGGATTTCCCCACTTCTGTGGTACACCGCAGTGTGTTGTGACTGCATCGGAGAGCATCGAAGTGACGATAGTGGGCCTGAATGTGGCTTTGCCTGGGCACGAACCGTAAACCTTGATATCACATGGTCCATCCATGAAATTGATCGCACTCTTCGAATGCACACTTGGTGAGATGAGCACTTTTGTGTCCATGATTGAAATGGGTAGAGACCCACTCTGGACTTTGAAACTGGTGTGGGCAATCTTTTCTAACTGTCCAATGCTGTGTTGCAATTGTGAGGAGGTCAAGCTTCCATATACACCCCGTGTAGCGCCTTGATGCCCACCAAGGTGAAGACCAACAATAAATGGTGACCGACCCATGGAAATGTAGGGGGCAATGCATAGCCCATTAAAAGTGCCCGATGGAACATGGGAAAAACCACCGCGAAAGCGGTCACACCCGGCATGCTCAACATCTCCAATGTCAGTAACTGAGGCACTGTATGAGACAAGTTGACCTTGGTTGTTCTTGTATGTTAGTCTCACTGGGCCTGAAAACCCAGGAGAATCGGGGAACAAATAGGCCATGTTGCGCGCATCACCAATTGATGGAAGATGTATCAGGCAAAAGTCAGTGTTCTCTATCGGGAAAAGGTCAGCAGCAAACGCGTTGTTTTCGAAGCAACCCCCTACAGTGTTGGGGTCACGTCGAATAACGCGATACCTGAAACTCTTAAACACCAATGTGCGGTCTGACACCAATGTAGGTGTAAGAATATGCAAAGGAACAAGGACAACTCGTGGGGCAACAATAAGAGCGTTGCACACTCTCCACTCATCCTTAAAATCGACGGAAAAATGAATTTGATGTTTGTGCAAACGAGAAACGATATCATCAATAGTTGAACATTTGACTCTATCATCACCACCCATCGGTTCTACGTGGACTCGCTTGTAGTGATTCACTTCAGCATTGCGGGCAAGAATATCCTCTTCAGAAGTCGGCATCAAATTGCCATGAGGTTCAAAAGTAGGCTTAAGCGACGCAACGCATCGATCGAACGTACGAACAGCGGAGGGAACTTGAACTTGGTGCTGTGTGATAACACTAGCTTCCCTATCCAAAACTCTCACTGTGAGTGGGGTGTCAGCTTCTCGAGTAAATCCGAAAGGAGCAAATGCAACACCACTTGTGACGTCTCGACCAGCCTTGAAAAATTCGCGCATAACGCAAAAGGTCGTATAAATGAGCCCAGTAGCGCCGATGAACTTGATGGCACGGCTCAAATATTGGTCACGAATCTCTCGAGCCGATTCTTGAAGGAGATCTCTTCGAGCGAGCAATTTCTTCTCGAAGTTGTGGTCGATTGCGCAAACGAAGCACTTGTACGAAAGAGCGGCAACGGTAGCAGGAATAGGAGCGAGCATCCACAAACGTCGTCTCTGCTGTATATATCTAGCAGTAACTGCCAGATACAACAAATGGACAAGTCGAACAATGAGGATAGTTCGTGCGCTCCGGATGCGAACAGCCCTTTTAACCACATATCTACCTATCACGGTATCGATGAGATTGTCTGGGATGTAATCGGTCCAAGAGTTTAACACACTATTGCGCCAATCTTTACAAAAACTCAACAACACGCACGTGGAAGCGTGTTCGAGTTCTCGCACTTCACCTAAACAGGTGGCGTAAATCTTTTTTGAAGTCGTGTTGAACCACGATCTAAGAAACCACCCGAGAGTGGACCCGATCAAAGCTCCAGATTGGACAGAGAAAACTTCTTCTTCGTCCTCACTACTATCATCGTCTTCGAGACCAGGGAGAGAATTGTTCTCTTCCTCCTCCACGACGTGTGAACATAAAGGACATGTTGCAATCGTGGGAATACCATGTGAGCACTTCGAAATGCGTGAGGTTACGTCCAAGCTGCGTGCAAGCAGTCTACGCTGGTTTTCAAAGTACATCTTGGAATCGTGACATATGAACCGCAAATAAGTGGCGTAATCAACGTCTTCCATGTTTTTTCCTTCAAATGTCGCTATTTTGTAGCCAATCTTCTCGGTACGATCCCTTGCGCTAGCGACAACGAAAGGGCGCTTAACAGTAATGTTCCAAACGTCAAGATGATGCGGTTCAAAATCGCATTCCTCAGTATGTAACTTCTCGAAAACCTTGCGAGAGTCAAGTTGCATGCCGTCAAGACCAACATCACCCTCAGAACAAAACTCCCGTTTGACGGTGAGAGTAACTGCAATCTGAAAGCGACAAAGAACCGATGATGGACAATTGGAGGTCTCATATGCATCCAAACAAGCGTGATTGGTGCTAGCAAAATATATTTTCGCATTGCATGAAACTTTGCCTTTGTCCTCAACTGCGGCCATGTTTGCCGCATATGGCTTTGAATTGACTATGTTGATGATGCGACTTGCGGCTGAAAAAGGAGCAAATTTGGGTTTTTGATTGGCAACATCATCATCGATGATGGCCTCAACGTCTGAGCGTAATGTAGAATCATACTTGTCTGTATCACTGACAGTGATAATCTTACTGTCATCCGACTCGAACCCGTTAGCGGCCAACATGTACACAACTGAATCGCGAACAAATGTTGTCTTTCCAACGCCACTAGAAGCGCACACCATTCCTGCGTAAGGGCGGAGCCTTTGACAGCTAGCCGCTTGTGACGCAAGGAATTTTGACTGAATTGACTCAAGCTCCTCTCGTTTGCGAACTAAGAGATAGCGTTCATACGAGCCTTTTTCCAAAGTGGTGATTGATTCGGAAACTCGTTCCAAACAATCGCGCAGTCGTTCAGAATAATCGTTGATGCTGCACGTGGGATCAATGGTAGGCAAAGTGCCATTACTGGCAAAAGCCGCATTTGCTTTGAGAAATGAAACTTCCTTGGCC